GGACCTCACCCAGGACACCGTGGTCGCGGACAAGCTCCTCAAGGGCTTTACCGCGCACGGCAAGGACGGCGCGCCCATCACCGGCTCCTGCGAATTTGACGCGGACACCGGCGACGCCACCGCGGGCGCGGCGGAAATTCTGGCTGGCAAGACAGCCTATGTCACCGGCAGCAAGGTCACCGGTACTATGCCGAACAACGGGGCAAAGACGCTCAGCATCACGGAAAAGGGTAAGCCGGTCACCATCCCCCAGGGCTACCACGACGGCAGCGGCAAGGCGCAGATCGACGCAGCCGAAGAGGCGAAGCTGATCCCCTCCAACATCCGCGAGGGCATTACCGTCCTCGGCGTGACGGGCACGATGTCCGGCAGCGAGGGAATGAAGCCGCAGGCCAAGAGCGTCACGCCCACGTTTGCCTCGCAGGAGGTTCTGCCCGACGAGGGGTACAACTGCCTCAGCTCTGTCACGGTGGCGGCGATCCCCATTGCCTACGCCGACAACCCGCAGGGGGGCAAGACGGTCACCATCGGCTGAGGAGGTGCGGCATGGCCAACAACAAAGTCCAGCTCAGCGACGGCACCACGCTCATGGACCTCACACAGGACACGGTCACGCCCCAGACGCTTTTGTCTGGGGCCACCGCCCACAATGCAGCGGGCGAGCAGATCGTGGGCGAGGCCGCGTCGGGCGGAATGACGCAGGAAGAGGCCGACGCGCGATATTTGCAGCTCTCAGGCGGCACGCTGACAGGAAATTTGACGTTAGAGAGTCACATAGAAACATACAACGATTCAGACGGGGAACCTTTTGAAGATTCGGGTATTGCGTATATAGCAGTAGACCTTGAAAAAGAAGGCAGGGGGAAATTCCCGCTGATTGGCGCATCTGTTGATCGCGATACCCTGTTTATGTTTGATTTTCCGTGGCGAGTTAAGGCAGAAGAAGGTATTGGAAATCTTGGTGACTTTAGGCGTGTTGATTGCAGCGGCGTACAGTTCGTTAACGCAGGTTCACAGGGCATAAACGGCTTGGGCGAAAACGACTTCTATCTCCCCACCATGTACGATGTCAAAAAATCCGTTGGCACCAAAGCACACAAGGTAACGCTGACAGTTGCAGGCTGGGACAGCTCGACGAAACAGCAGACTGTATCCGTCGCGGGCGTTGAAGCAGACGAAACGGCACAGCTTATCCTGCCCATGCCTGCGGCGGCAAGTAGGCCGACATACAATGATGCAGGTATTCAGTGCGTGGCGCAGGCGGCAGGCAACCTGACGTTTCAGTGCGAGACCATGCCAACGGCAAGCATTGACGTTTATGTGACGGTTATGCCGGTGGCGTTTTCGTGAGGTGAACGGCGATGATTTATAATTTGCCGAGGAAGAAAGCGAAGTTTGAGGAAACGTGGGTTATCAAACAATCCCCAGACCTTATGTACGGCTCAATAACAATGGAGATTCCTTTCGAATCTAATTCTACGAATTTTCAAAAAATTGAAGTGCGTGGAAACTTTTTTCCTGGTTCCGGTATATATTATGACGCAATTAATGTTTGGAACGACAACGGTTGGGTTAACGAGGCATATCGCACCATCACATTTTTTGAGCCGCCGACCGGTGACCTGCTCACATGGTTACAGGCAAACGCCGTGAAACAGTAAGGAGTGCAATATGTACAACTTTAGCATGCTAAAATCCGGGGGCAGCTCCTAACGTTGCTTCGTCGCATTTCACAAAAGGCGGTGCGGCATAATCTTCAATCCAAATGTCATGGCCTCTGCGGGCGCAGCTTGAGGACGCAGAACACGCCACGAAAATTCTTTTGATGGAGGAGAAGTGACATGAAGAAAACCTACGCCGAACGCGCACGCGAACATGTGGCGGAGACGCGGAACGCGCTGCAAACCTTTTTGACGAGCTAAATCATGGTCAGCATAAGAAAATCCAGCATCAAGGAGATCACCGGCGAAAGCTACACCGATGATAAATAAATTTTGAACAAAGAAAAGGAGAACAAAACTATGACTACCACTCGTATCGCATCCGACGGCAAGCCCATCGAGGTCACCGATACCCCCGCGGGCCTGAGCGAGAGCGCGGGCATCAAGAACAGCATCGTGCAGCCCGTCATGGCGCGCGACCTTTCCCGCGCCGGCACGGAGATCTATGTCGCCCCCTGCTACAAGCTCACCTACGACGAGGACGGCTACTGCGTCAAGATGACGACCGGCTCCATCCCCGAGGACGTCGCAGCAAAGCTCGCGGAGCTGAACAAGTAAAAAAGCCGCCCCGGTGGGCGGCAAATTGACAAAGCGCGGCAGACTGTGCTATAATTCGCCTGCCGGTAAGAACGGCAAGGTTGTCCACTTCCTGCAAAGGAGGTGCGCGATGGTTACATACGCTGATATGTTCACATATTCGCTTGTGCTCATCGGTCTTGCGTCTCTGATCTTCACGGTCACAAGACATAAGAAATAACCGCCCACCATAGCGGTAAGCGGCGTTTCCTTCGAGCTATAAACTCACTGAGGGACGACCGCCACCAGCAATGGCAGCCGTTCTTACTGGCCTAAATATAGCACACCTAAAGCCGCTTTGTCAAGCACGACAAGGCGGCTTTTTTTGCGCCGCCGGAAAGAGAGATAATGCCTATGGAAGATTTGGCTGTGAAGCTTCAGGAGGTCAAGGACCGCTCGCTCCGAAACGAAGGGCGCATCAAGCAGTTAGAGGTAGATCAGCGGGCGCTGAATGAATTGGCGCTGTCGGTCAAAGAGCTGGCGACCGACCAGACGCACATGAAGGAGGACATCGGCGAGATCAAGGCCAATGTGCGGAGCCTGACCGCCGTGCCGTCCAAGCGCTGGGAAAAGGTCGTGGAGCTGATGATCGCGACCGTCGTGGGCGCGTTCATGGCGTGGCTTTTGACAGGGGGCGCGGTATGAGGGACATCAAAGGCTCCACCTCGGAGGAGGTGCGCATGATCCGCGCCATCCAGCGCTCCGTCGGCGCGCTGGACAACGGCTGGATCGGCAACCAGACCTTGAGCGACATCGCGGCCAAGCTCGGCGCGGACTGCTTCCCCCTGAACGTGGAGCTGTACGGCCAGCCCGCGATCCTCGCCCGCGACATTGACCCGCTCAACCTGAGCGGGCCGCTGCCGCGCAACGCCATCTCGGGGAGCTTTAGCTGGCAGGGTCAGCCCTGCTCCATTCTGGTGCGCGGCGGCAAGGTCGTGCGCGGCATGAGCTGCCACTACCCGACGCCCGAGAGCGTGCTCTACAAGACCACGGACGGCGCGGTGCGCATGGCCCGCGTGTCCTCGGCGGCGGCGCTGGGCGGCGTCGTGTGGGCGGTCGGTGGGCTTGGCTTGCTTGACCGCTATGCCCCCGCGGCGGAGGGCTTTGTGGGCGCTTACTCCGATGTGCTGCGCAAGACCAACCACACCGTCCTTGGCTACAAGGGCGGGCTGCTCTACGGCGTGTACTGCAAGAACATGACCGCGCAGCAGGTCAACGCCTTTTGTCGGGACAAGCTCAAGCTGGAATACGCCGTCATGCTCGACGGCGGGCACGTCGCCGCCATCAACGGCGCGTGTAACAAGATCAACACACAGACGCGGCAATTTTACGCCGTGCGGTTTCTGTAAAGGAGGCAGAAATGCAAAATCGAATTGCCAATCTTCTCACAGTCAAGAGCATCGTGACCATCGTGCTCACGGCGGTTTTCTCGGTGCTTGCCCTGCGCGGCAGCATCAGCGGGACGGAGTTTCTGACGATCTTCACGACCATCATCGCCTTCTACTTCGGCACGCAGACCGAGAAACGCAAAAATGAAGAAATTTCTTGAGACCATGACGGGCTGGGTCGGCGCTGTACGCGGCGATGCGGTGCATAAAAGCATCGTGGACGCCTACAACAGCTACCTCCCGCACCCGCGCGGCTACAAGCTCGCCTATTCGGACGACTACTGCGCGGCGATGGTGTCCGCGGCGGCGATCCTCTGCGGCCTGACAGAGGTGCTCCCCATCGAGTGCAGCTGCGGCGAGCAGATGCGGTGGTATCAGGCGCGCGGCCAATGGGTCGAGGACGACGCACACGTTCCCAAAATCGGCGAACAGGTCTTCTACCATTGGAACGACCGCAAGGACTACGCCCTCACGGACTGCACGGGCGCGCCCAACCACACGGGCATCGTGACGCGCGTGGTCGGGAACTGCGTCAATGTGTTCGAGGGGAACAAGGGCAGCAAGCATGAGTGCGGCTACCGGACGCTGGAGATCAACGGGCGCTATATCCGCGGCTTCGGCGTGCCGAAATATCCAGCGGACAAGACCGTGCTCACGCGCGGCGACAAGGGCGCGGCGGTCGGCAAGCTGCAAGAGCTTCTTAACGCTTGCGGCTATGAGCTGGATGTGGATAACTCCTTCGGCCCCGCGACGCAAAGAGCGTGGGGGGAATATGTTTACGCATATCTCGAAAAAATTCTAAAATAACGAAAGGAAAACGGGCGGGAGGCATGCCTCCCCTCGCGTGAGCGCTCTGCAAGCCCCGGCGCACAGCATGGACAAGCAGCACCGAGCGATCCGCGCAAAATTATCCTCTATGGCCCCGCGGCGGGCCGTGGCATACATTCGGTCTTTTGAGCTTCCACCCGACGAAATGGCGTGCCTCGTCGAGTGCGACGTGCGGGGCCGCTCCTGCGTACAGGTGGCATTTGAAATGAATCTGTCGCCGGATACGGTCAAAAAGTATCGCCGAAAGGCGTACCGCAAAATCGCATCGGAAGTCTTTGAATAGGAAAAGAGCTTCACCAAACGGTGAGGCTCTTTTCCTTTATGGGGGGTATGAATGACGCATGGAGCACGTCGTGACAAAAATAGCATATTCCGTCAGAATTTGCAAGCGCAATCGTTCGACGAATTTCGCCGTACACTTTTCATCCCCTTTTCCGGCACTTTGGGAAAGGGGTTTTCTTGTACCATAGAGGCAGAAAAGGAGGTGCGCTGTATGTACGAACGGCTTTTGGCATTGGGATTCACCGAGCAGATGGCGAGGGATATTTTGGTGCTGTTCCCCGAGCCGGATGAGCTGCGCACCTACGTCTTCTTCGCGGAGCTGCTCCATGTATAGCTATTATAATCCGTCGCCTTATGGCAAGAATGTGGGCGACTGCACCGTTCGGGCAATCTCCAAAGCGACCGGAAAAGACTGGGGCGAAACGTATCTCGCGCTCGCCATACAAGGCTATTTGGACGGAGACATGCCGTCGGCCAACGCGACCTGGGGCGCGTATCTGCACTCCCTCGGCTATCGGCGCTACATCGTGCCGGACACCTGCCCTCTGTGTTACACCGTCGGGCAGTTTGCGGACGAGCATCCGGCAGGCACATACATTTTAGCCCTGTCCGGCCATGTGGTGTGCGTGCAGGACGGGACGATCTTTGATTCATGGGACAGCAGCAATGAGACTGTGCTCTATTTTTGGGTAAAGGAGACTGAATGACATGGCTTTTAATCCGTACTATCAAAACCCTTATTATCCACAGCCGATGCCGGACAACCTTATGCAGATGCGGCAGCAGCAGATGATGCAGCCCGCTCCGCCTCCCGTGCCGCAAAATCCTGTTGCGACCGGCGGCGTGCAATGGGTGAGCAGCGAGCAGGAGGCGAGAGGCTATCTCATCGCGCCCAACTCTGCCGTAGCGTTGTGGGATTCCACCGCCCCCACCGTGTACCTCAAGCAGTCCGATGCAAGCGGGAAGCCGACGCTCAAGATTTACGACCTCGTAGAGCGCGCAGAAACGGCTTCTAACGCGCCGCAAAAGCCGGGCGTGGAATTTGTCACCCGCAAGGAGTTTGACGCGCTGGCGGCGCTTGTGGGCGAAATAAAGAGCAAGAAGAAGCGCAAGGTCGAGGAGGACGAGGACGATGACTAATCCGTTCATGGCCGCGCTGGGCGGCGGGCAGATGCCGGGGCCGGTAGGCCAGTTCCAGCACATGATGCAGCAGTTCAACCAGTTCAAATCAAATTTCAATGGCGACCCCAAAGCCGAGGTCGAAAAGCTCTTGCAGAGCGGTAGGCTGAACCAGCAGCAGCTCAACCAGCTACAGCAGATGGCGAAGCAGTTTCAAAGCCTGATGCAGTAATCATCAACATAAATCAACATCGTGGCCACGATTTGATGAATAAAAATTTTTCAAAGGAGTGATACTATGTCTCTTTCTGACGGCGGCGTTCAGGCCACTATGCCTGTTGCGCCCGTAAATTCCAGCAACGGCGGCTTCGGCTGGGGCGGAGAAGGCAGCTGGTTTATTATTATCTTGTTCCTTTTCGCATTTCTTGGTTGGGGAAATGGCGGCTGGGGGAACAACGGCAACAGCGGCGGCGTGGTCGACGGCTATGTGCTGACCTCTGATTTTGCCAATGTCGAGCGCAAGATTGACAGTGTAAATCAGGGCCTTTGCGACGGGTTTTACCAGCAGGCGCAGCTTGTCAACGGCACCAACATGGCGATGGCAAACGGCTTTGCACAGGCCGAGCTTTCCCGCAACAACCAGCAGGCGGCGCTGATGCAGCAGCTCAACGCCATGCAGATGCAGAACCAGGAGTGCTTAAAGAAACTCTTTACAAAGGTCAAAGACGGCTTAAAGTCCTTGCTGTCCTTTGATAGTTATAAAGCAGTAGGCACTTGCGCGGCGTAATCCGCGCTGGCAATCGGGTGAATTGCTGGAAAATCTAAGTTTGCAATTTACTTTCGCACAAATATAATGTATAATCATTATAGAAATTGCGGAGGTAAATTATATGTACTATGTTTATGAGTGGTTTGTTATTGAAACCGATGAAATCTTTTATGTTGGGAAAGGAACTGGCAGAAGGTTTAAGGTAAGAAAGCATAATAAATTTTTCAATGATTTTATAAAAAGGCAAGAGTGTGACAGCAGAATTATAAAAGAATTTGAGAAAGAGAAAGATGCTTTTTCTTACGAACATGAACGAATTGCAGAATTAAAAGCAATCGGCCAGTGCGTTTGCAATATTTACGAAGGCGGAGCAGGCGGCACGACTTCATGGTGGAACAAAGAAAGACGGAATGAGTATTCCACCAAAAATGTCATGAAGTCTGAAACACAACGCCAAAGAATGAAAACGCAAAATCCGATGAAAGACAAAAAGGTTTCTAAAGCTGTGGCAAGGGCTAAGTCTCGCCCAGTTGTTATCGGCGGTGAAGAGTACGCTTCTGTAAAATCTGCTATGGAGCGATACGATGTTCCGCACGATACCATCAAACGCTGGTGTCAAAAGGGGATAAACTCCCACGGAGAACTTTGCCGATACAAAGACGAACCACAAATTCAACCGTCTATGGGGAGATATAACAGAGGCGGATGCCGTGCAATCATTTATGATGGAAAACGATACGAGAGTGCAATAGATGTAGCACGAATGCTTAATGTTTCAAATTCATCTGTGTTTCATTGGGCGCAAAATGGATTTGCCCCAGATGGCATTCAATGCCGGTACGAAGATGAGACAAGAGAGCTGACATTTGAAAAGCATAACTCTGGATGGAAAAACAAAAAGCCGATCATCGTAAATGGAATTTGGTACGAATCAAAAGCAGCGGCAGAAAAAGCACTTGGTTTTAAGCCTGGGTATCTTACACCATATTTGAACGGGACAAGAAAAAACACAAAGTACATTTGCAAATATGACAATCAGCAGCCAAGCCGGGAGAATTCCGATAAAAGTATCCCGGAAGGTTCAACGACTAACAGGTGAGGACGGAAACCAATAATCCTGACACGAGTGCCCGACCCCTACCGTAACGGAGGGTGAAGATATAGTCTGAACTCACGAGGAAACCGTGAGAAGTAAAGGATAAAGAGCTTTTACGATAACATAATGGCTGCGAAAACCGAGCGGCTATCGCCCAGGTGCGCTACGACATGGCGACGCAGGCGTGCGACACGCGCAACACCGTGCAGAACGCCACACGCGACATTATTGACGCGAACAACCAGAACAGCCGCGCGATCCTCGACTTCCTGACGCAGAGCAAGCTCTCTGACCTCCAGGCTGAGAACCAGGGCTTGAAGCTGGCGGCAAGTCAGGCGGCGCAGAACAGCTATCTGGTCTCGCAGCTGCGCCCCTCTCCCATTCCGGCCTACACGGTGCAGAACCCCTATTGCTGCAACCAGTTTGCCTGTTGCGGCTGCTGACAACTGCATAGCATAGCTTTTTGTTGGCGATGTTTTGTTGACGTCAACAAAATGTTCGGCCCCGTGCCGATACTGACACCAACGCGGCGGGGCTATTGCCTCGCCGCTGTATTTTAACCGGGTCGAAATCGACCCCTTTAGAAAGGACTGATTATTTTGGCAGAGTACACAAATGCGAATATTGTGAGCGTAGCCGCAGGCCAGAACGTTCCCCTGACCGAAACGGCAGTTAATAGCAAGCCCTGCATCGTGCATCGTCAGGGTGCTGGCATTGTCACGCTGCGCGGCATCACCAATCAAAACCGCGCTCTGTTTCGGGTCTCCTATGGCGGCAACATCGCTATTCCCACCGGAGGCACGGTTGAGGCCATCACGGCGGCGCTTGCCATCAACGGAGAGCCGCTGACCAGCGCAACAGCTACCGTCACGCCTGCGGCGGTAGGAAACTACTTTAACATTTATGTTTCCGCACAGGTCTGCGTCCCGAAAGGCTGCTGCCTGACGGTCGCAATGGAAAACACCAGCACTCAGGCCGTCAACTTCGCCAACTCGAACCTGACGGTTGAGAGAATCGCGTGAAAGGAGAATGGACATGAGTAAGAAAGCAATGTACGAGCTTCGCAATATGCTGTGCGACGAACTCGACGAGCTGGCGCGTAAGGGCGACCTGGGCGCGGGCGACCTTGAGATCGCGCACAAGCTGACCGACACCATCAAGAACATCGACAAGATCGAGATGATGGAGAACGACGGTTACTCTCGCGACGGAGACTATTCGCGTCGCTATTCCCGCGATGGCGATTATTCCCGCGACGGTGAGTATTCTCGCGGCGGCGACTGGCAGGCCGATATGCGCGGCACTTACGGCAGGGGCAGCTCCTATGCTCGCCGCGGCACGCATTACGTCCGCGGGCACTACAGCCGCGCCGATAGCATGGAGCACCTGCGCGAGCAGATCAACGACATGATGCGCGAGACGGACGACGACCGCGTAAAGGAAGCGCTGCGCCGTGCCGCGAGCCTGATGGAGGAATAAAGGGGGTGCGTCCCCTTGATCGACGAAAACGAGGTCAATCTGTGGATATCGCGGCTTGAGACGGAGGAATCGAGCTGGCCCAATTACCAGAAGCTGGCGGCGCTGTACATCATCCAAAATCAAAACGCGCCAAAAGAACCGGAAAGGCCAATGTTGTATTCGGCAGCTCCGGCGCCGGTCAAGACCTATGCGTCTGAAACGGTAGGCAGCTACGGCGACAGCGATTTTTTGCGCGCAGTGGCAGATGTTTCACCGGACAAGGCGTGGGAGATCATGGACGAGCTGATGGACAGCTTGAAAATCGTAAACGAGCGCGTGTACAACAGCGTGATGCGGAAGCTCGAAAAATAA